ATTTAGCACATAGTTTGTTGTCGCTTCCGGCGTGATTATTTTCCAGTATCCGGTCATAGTTTCAGCTCTCCTCGCAGATGGTATATAGAGCATGTAGCTTTGCGCTTGTGGCCGCATTGTCACGCACAGCAGCAAAGCCAGAATCAAAAATACCCGCGTTCTTTTCATTATCCACCTGCGATCATACTCTGCGCCATCCTAAAGCCGCTACTTGATTGCTCCGTTGTGGCGCGGCTGTTGATGGTTTGATTAAAATTGTTTGTTGTCTGGTTGGCAGGCGTGACGGTTACGCGCTCACCGCTCTCTACAAAGATCGGGCCGAATGAGTCATTTTCAAAGCCGGGTGGTACTACAAAGTCAGCACCTTGAGCCAGCCCCAGAGCTTCGGCAGGCACACCAGACGCTTGCGCTTGGGCCTCCCATCCGCCCGTGCCGCCTACGTTGACGGTTTGGATTTTGTACGTGGTTGTCTTTTCTGCCGGTATCGCGTCAATAGCTTTCTTGATATTCCCAGCATCCGTTATCGCATTGTTGGCGGCTACCTCGTCCCAATAGATTGAGGCATCAAAGCCTTCGGGGATGTCGTTCATGTTGGTTACGATATTGTCCACGTCGGCTACAATTTCAGCCGCGCTCAAGTCTGTTCCTGCTGCCCAGTCTTCCCACGCTGTGACCATAGCGGCGGTGGTGTTGGCGGTTTCTTCGTCAATCAAGCCGTACTCTAAGCTGATAGCTGTGCGCATCTCTAACATCTGGTCAGCCGCCACGCCCTTTTGCGCCGCCCAAGCATCAAAGGCTTGCAGCACCATACGCCCCAGGCTCAAACGCTGCTCTTCTTCCATCAACGCCTGCGCCTCTTGTTGTATCGCCAGTTCTGCGGTGTATCGTTCTTCTTCGGCAGCGAGCAGGACAGCGGAATTTTCGCCGCGCATTGTCACCCAGCCGTCTTGTGCGCTGCCTAGCAATTCGGTCTTTGTGCCAATCTCGGCTTGCAATGCCCCGATCTCTTTTTGTGTCTTGAGCTTGGTTAGCTCGCTTGTCTTCTCGTCAAACTCTGATTGTTTGGCTAGTTTCTCGCCAAGTTGCGCTTGCAGGATTTGCAAACTCAGCCCTTCGGCCCCTACGTCAATTTGACGGCGTGACGACTGGCCGCGCCGTGCTATGTCGTCAAGTTTTGTCTGATGTTCTTCGTCAATAGCTTCCAGGTCAGCAGCGGCATCAGCCTGTTGTTCTTCGCGGTCTCGGTAAAAATCTGTCCATTCTAGGGTTTGGTCGAGCAGGAATGTGCCGGTTTTGGCGAGTGCGTCTTGCACGGCTTGCTGTTCTTGGGCGAAATCTACCGCGCTGATTGCCGCGTCATCCATCGCGTCCATAGATTCATTGATTGCCATTGAATACTGGTCAAATGATGATTGCGAATCGTCAACAACCAGGTCAACTTTATTCACTGCTTTCTGGTAGTCATTCCACGAGGCGGCAGAATCCTCAACTATTTCTTCAACTGGTGGTAATGTTTTCTCAACCGCTTTCCGCACCGCATCCGTGCCGGCCAGTGCCTTCCCTATCGCCGGTGTAGCGGCATCAAAAGCGCCCTTCAGCACACCCCCGAGCCACTCCACGCCCTTGCCAACCAGGCCAATAGGTGTTAACCAGTCAAAGATAAACTTTCCGATCTTTTGCACCGGTTCTATCATTTCTGAAAAGCCGCCAGTGATAATCCCGATCTGATTCATAGTTTCCGGTAACAACCGTATGCGTTCGGCTAGGCTGTCAACCTCAACGCTGCCCAGTGCCATCTCTGCTATCATCTCACCTATGCCTATTTTAGCATCGTCAACGGCGGCGGTTAGCTTGTCAATTTTGACCTTTGCCAGCTCGTTTGAATCGCCCAGGGTATTGAGTGACTTCCGGCCTTCTTCCATCACGGCGATCTTGAACGCTTCTTCACGGCTCATATCTTTGGTAGCGGCCTGTAGCTCCTTGATGCGCTCCCTAACTCTGCCGCTTGAGATGCCAAAGTTGTCAAGACGCGGTATAGACTGGTTAGCCAAAAGTGCCGCAAAGTCGGCTACCCTATCCCCGGCACCTTGCGTCTGGTCGCCCAGCTTGGTAGCAATCGCCGCCACGCTGCTCATCTCGTCGGCATTCGAGACAAGCCCCATTTGCAAGAGTCGTCCAGCACCGGCCATTGCATCCATCTTATTGATGGTGTTGTCGGTAGCGTCAACAAACGCGCCGAGAAGCTCGGTTGCTCTTTCTTCTGAGCCTGCAAATTTTTCAAAACGGAACGCTACCGCCTCGGACTGTGCGCCAAGTTTTCCTAAATCAACGATCATAGCGGGCAACTGCTTTACAAAATCAGTTGCCTTTTGGCCGATGCGCTCCATTGCTCCGTCTAGTATTTTAGACTTTGCACTGGCGGCCTCGGACGCTTTGCCAAACTTTTCAACACCTTCGGCGGTCTTGACAAGTAATTCGCCATTACTTGTAACTTCGATTTCTATTGCGATCTTATTTTTTGCCGGCATGACGCAATTTCCTTTTGAACTCGTTTACCTCATTGATGCCATTGTGTACCGTCAACATCTCACGCATAGTTTGATAGTCCTCTGCTAGAATGTCAGACGGTAGCGCACCTGGAAACAAACGAGTAAGATTGTACAGCGCAACCTCTGGCGGCGCGGGCATCTGTTCGGGCGCGTTCGCCCATACCATAACCCGCGCTCTCAGTTTTTTAGGAGGTCTTGCGGGCCGTAGAACCCCGCCACAATCTCGGTCAAGCCGCGATACTCGAATATGTTGAGCAAATCAAACGGGCTGGTTTCCCCTTCCGCAACCCCCTCTTGTGGCTGCGGTAGCGGCTCCCCTTCGCTGTCGGCAAAATTCCATCCTTTGATGTGCTTTTTTACCACATCAACCCCGATAGTTTCATGTTTAAATCGCTCGCCAACGTTCAGCGGCACATACTCAACCCACGAGCCGGGTTGTATTCTGTCCGTATCCATACGCACCGTCTCGCGGCGTGTCCCTAGTTTCTTGTCACTCATTTATCTTGTTTCTTTCTGCCTATTGGCTACCTAGCTGGTGATGGTGTCACGCGTGATTGCCCCGGCCCGAACCTTGAACCCGGCCATAATCACGCCACCCTCACTTGCATTGTTGTTCGGATAAGTGATGCTGGACATAACACCGTTTATGGTGTAAATCAAATCTCCAACATTGCCGCCGCCGGGCGACCACCGGACACAGATGCTCGAATCGCAACTTACAGCTTCCCACGCTGCCAAAATCAACAGCCACGCCTCACCAGCCGTCTCGGTGTAGACAACGGTAAACGTTGCGTCGAATGGCTGCACCTTGCCGCCGTTGACAATAGCGCCGTTGCCGTCCAGGGTATATGCTTCACCGGTCAGTCTATCTTGCGTGATCGGGTCAAGGCTTGTGGAGCTGCCGCTAATATTCGTCCAAGAATCTGCGCACCCCACGTCAATCTCAAGCAATCCGCAACCTAGCGGTAAACTCGTTGTAGTTTGTACCATTTTATTTCCTCCTGGAAATCTAACTATTTTCAGCCGCGCCGGGCGACTGGTTCAACTATTCCTAGAGCTTCGCGCAACTCACATCGCCAACGCTCCATTAAAGCCTCTGGTTTGCCGGTCATTTCTGCCAGCTCGCTCAAAGGCAATTCTAACATTTTAATTGTGTCAATGTCTGACCTGCTCAACAGTTTGGCACGAAAACGCCAAGTGTTTGATAATACCGCTATCGGTGGTGCTTTGTATATGGCTATCCGTCCGCGTTGCAAAAGTATGGCTATATTCTCAGGCTTGATTTTTTTCAAGTCGTGAATCTCACCTTGTGGTATGCTGCCGGGACCGTATGCCAGACTGAGCAGTGCGCGGTATAGCATCAAATCACCTCAACCGGCAAAACAACTTGAACGCCAGGAAATAACACCGTGCCATACTGAAATACAACACGCCGCATCTCTACCGTGCCGGTGAGTTGTATCTGAGCCTGTCCAAACGCGCCACAGGTGTCTTTTTCTTCGAGCTTATTCAATATCAAATCAGCAAACCGGTGCGTATTCCCCATATTTTCATCTATGTTATTTCGTCTCTGACAAAATGCGTCAATATGAAATGTGAACTGGTATGCACGGCGTGTCTTTTTGAGTGTGTACATTGTGGTTGCCCCGGTAGCGTCAAAGTTCACATCCTCCCAGTACACCTGGCAAGTTGGCGGGTCGTTTATAGCCTCTGTAATTTCGTCATAGTTTTGCACTTGGTGAAAACCGTTTGCAATGACGGTATCTTTTAGCTCGTCCATCCACTCTTTGATTGTGGTGCATATCTCTACGATTGACGTTGTTCCCATTTATTTATTCACCGTTTTGCTGACTGCTTTTTCTATGATTCGCTGTATTTTGCTGAGGTTGTCGGTATATGCCTCTGACAAGAATTTTTTGGCCTTGATTCCACTCGATGCAATCTTACGCTGTACCGCCACCGCCAATCCCCACGCTACACTCTTTTTTCTGCCAGCTTTTAGTTTTCGCATCGCCCACCGTAAAATAGGCTCGAATGGTGGCCAGTATGGCTTTGTTCCTAGCTCTTGCGCTGCTGCATATTCCCTATTGCTGCCCACCACGCCCCGTACCGTGTTCTCTCTAACGATAATTTCAGGCGTTATGCTATTGCGCAGCAATCCCCGGTCAACCGGAACTCTCTTCATTGCGCCGCGCTGTATTATCAAAGTACCACGCGCCACCGCCCGCACAATCTCGCCGTCGTCTTTTGTCAAATCTTTGGCGGTTTGCAATAGCTTTTTTTGTGTTGCAACAAGCCCCTTTTTTTCAGCGCGTATGCTCATTATCTACGCCCCGTTGCCGGTTTGATATATCGTCCGGTATAAAGGATAAGCTCGATGTCGGGGTCTAATGTTTTTAAAAATTGCATCGCGCCAAGTTCAGTGCTTGCCAGACTGTCGGCCATTGCACCCTGAAAACGCTTGTACCATCGCGCTGCCTGCATACCGCAAGCCTCCCTTATGGTGGAAGGAACCGCTACCGAGTAGCCCCATTTCGCCGTCACACGTACCGTAGGTTGCCCAGGTAGGACGTGCTGCGCTGCTCGATGTGATGACAACGCCGCCCGGTCAAAATATAGATTGCTGTTTAGGTGTCCGCTTGGAAAGTGCGAATTGTCGCCGCCTGAATCAACGACTAGCAGATCATACGGAGCTTGCCCGTACACGGGATTCATCGGATCGCCTGTACCCGCTATCCAGTCGCCGTCAAGAGCAACCACCCCGCTCGGTGCTGTCCACGCTGTAAACGTGCCGCCCGGTGTGCGCGTTTCAACTGCTGTAACCTCGACATTTTCATCTATCAGCAAGTAGGTTTTGCCGTTGCCAACGAACAGCCGCGCAGTTGCAACCGTCAAAGCCTCAAACCCGTCTTGTCTGTTGGTGACGTTGTTTATCGCAATTCCGGCAGCGTCTATCAAGCCGGTCAAGATCGGGTCGTCCTCAGTGTTGGTTTTGTCTATTCTACTTTTTAGCTCTGCTAGTGTGATATATGCCATATTCCCTCTAAGGTGCTGACGGTGACGGGTAGGCGTGTACGCCGTATTGGAAATCTAATGTTTCGCCGTTGGTATCGTTCCAGCTCTGCGCCCACAACTTGATTCCTACTGGCAACACGATCATTTTAACATCAACCGCCACTCCGCCAGCCCGGTTCCCCGGCGTAGCGTTTGTGATTGTGGGAATCTCTGTCCACTGCCCTGCCGATATAGCCGCCGCGCTTGTCCCATATCCGTAAATGATACGAAACCGCCAAAGGCTTGTGTCATTGTCAAGGTCGGTGAACAGCACCCGGTGAGCGTCAAATGCCGCTTGCCCGTCCGGTGTTGGGTCGTCAGCTGTGCCTAATATTGGAATGGCGGTTCCCCATGTGTTATTTCCGCTTGCGGCCGCAAAGTCATTATCGACATTGGCATCTATAGCGTTTGTTTCATCTGGTACGGCAACCGCGCCCCACCATCGCTCAATGTTGTGAAAATGCTGCTCTATTTCCTCAACTTCTTCCTCAATCTCTGCGATCTCTGCAAGAACAAAGCGCAACAGCGCAATAGCTGACGCGGTCACGGCATCATCCGCCGCGTCTGACTTGTTGCCGCCCACATCACGCGCCAAAATGTTGGCTGCGCTATCTGGGGCAGGTACACCGTGAACAAACCCAGGGTATGGATACATAGCATAGACAGATGTATTATCAGGATTGACAATCCAATTCGCATCCATAGTTGCTACTTTAGTTGCGCCAACGTAGCCTATAACCATTCGTGCTTGATCTGCTCCCGTGCCAGCGACAATGAAAATCATTTGTCCCTGATAGATGTTGTTGTCTGCGCTTGCCAGTGCGTTGAGTGTGATGGTATTCGCGCCGCCTGCCTGCGCCAGTCCTTCATTTACGTGAGTATCACCGGGGGAAAATACGATTGTGTATTCTGATGTGCTATCAGGAATCATTTTCCAATCGCGATTTATGTAGGCATATTTATTTGTGCCGTCATACTCGAAAATCTGGCGAGCTTGACCAAACCCAGTGCCGCCCGTGATATATATCGACGCTGGATCATACGCACCGTCAGCAGCAGATGCGCTTGCGTCCAGTTCTATTCTGGTCGACGTGTTCGCCACGCCGCCGCTATCTGGCGATGTGCCGGTGATAACTATCACGCTATCGGACAGTTGCAGCAGTGTGGCTTGCTGTGCAACGGTAGACATTCCGCTGCTGCTGACCGGCAGAGGGTTGAGTGCGCTGACTGGTACGCCGCCGACAGACAGCACGGCAAGCTCGGCTTTTGCATACACGCTGGCTGATATTTCTGAATAAAGAGTTTTGTCAGTTGATGCAAGTTGCTGGTTTTGTTCTAATGTTTTATCTGCCATTTATACCTCCACTGTTGGAACCGGGCTAGACGCGCTGACCTGAACCGTGCCAACAGCGGCGACGGCAAGCACGGCAACGGCATATACACCCGGCGATATTTCAACATACAAAGTTTTATCAGTCGCCCCTAACTGTTGATTTTGATCGAGTTCTTTATCAGCCATCGCACCTCCTAAAATACCGTGTCCAAGACGCTAAAATGTGTCTCGTCTGCTGCTTGCCCGGCCCCGGTCGAGTACCACCGGTAGTACCAAACACCGGTTGTATCCGCGTCAACGTCAAGATGATAGTTACCGACGCTGTCCTTGACTACTTCTACATCGACACTGTACTGATAGGTAGTCTCGACACCTGCCGGTGTTTCAAATGCACAGAACACAGCCGCCGGGTCTTGTGCTACACCGTCGCTATCGGTAAACGCGCCAGAAATGCGCACCAATGCGCCAACGTCATACGCCGGGCTGGTCATGTCAGCGTCAAGATTCCCACAGCGTTGAACGCCATAGTATAATCGCCGCCGTTGGTGGCAGTTGTGCCGATTTCCCAATATGCGATTAACTGGTTTGTCGCCGTTGTGCTGTATAGAATGAAATGAGACGGCGTGTTAGGCGCGAGCGGACCCAAACTTGACCACGTCACATTGTCGGCATCCCACACCGCCCGATCATTTGCATCGTCCTGCGTAACTGTCTTGGTGGTCAGCGTTTCGCCGCCAGCCGTGTATCCGGTTGCCGTGCCGTACTCGTCACCACTCACGCTGGCATAGTTCACATCGGCATCAATGTCTGGCGTGTAGCCACTCACCAAAATACCGTTGATTGTGTTGGTTGACAAGTTGAACGCGCCAAGCATCACCTGTTCTTTGAAATTATTGTATATTGCGCCATCACCTTCGGCCATTTTATAATACCTTTCCCGTCAAGCTCAACGGTTTTAAATGAATAACTTGCGCGTCTCCTGCTTTAACCTGAGCCGCGCCTTCTTGCACATCACCGGCAGCGTCAAGCCGCGCCTGTATTTCTGCTCGCTGCCGTTTGTATTCCAACAACAACGCTTCTTTATTCTGGTTGTCACTTTCTTGCACCAATCTTATCACGGCATCGGCCAACAAAAGCCGCATATTGTCACTTATTTCTGTCATTCATCCTCCGATACTGCATTACTAACCGCCGCGTCACTTGCGCCGGAAATATTAACAAGCGCGTCACTTGCACCTGCACCATTGGCAGTTGCGTCACTTGCAGACACATACAATTTTATGAAGGCTTGCACTATTGCCCCGGCCAGTGCTTGCGCCGACATATTCAAAAGGTCAAGCGGTATGCTTGCCGCGCCTGGCGTAATTGACAAGGATTGTGTAGCCCCAGCCAAGACAAGTGCATCAAGGTCAACTGCCGTGCTTCCAGGTAAGACACCAAGTCCTTGAGCCGCCCCCGCCAAAGTCAACAGGTTTAGAGCGATCTGTATGCCGATAGTCACGGCCAGCGATTCGGCATTTCCTGCCATATTGAGCAGGTCAAGCGCAATTTCAGCCGCCCCCGGTGTGATACTGATACCTTGCGCTACTGCTGACAAATTCAATAACGCGGTGGCGATTGATACCGCGCCGGGTGTTACGCTCAAGGCTTGTGCTGTCCCAACTAATGCAAGCAAATCTAGCACAACTGATGCAGCCCCCGGTGTGACGGTCAGAGATTCCGCGCTTACCGCCAAGTTTAGCAGCGCAAGTTCTAGCAATCTAGCACCCGGTATTATGCCTGCGGTTTGTGCGGTACTATTCAAAATCTGCAAATCTAGCAATGTAGATGTCGCACCAGGCGTTATGGACGTGTTGAGTGTCGCACTGGTCATAGTCAGCAAGTCGAGTGCTGTTGATGCCGCACCTGGCACAATATTGCTAGTTTGCGCCGCACCAACTAGATTCAATAAATCAAGTGTTGTCTCTGTCGCACCAGGCGTGATAGATGTACCTTGCGCAGTGCCGGACAGGTTCAAAGCATTTAATGTTATTGATGTCGCGCCGGTAATTATGTTCGCATTTTGTGCTGCCCCGCTTATTGTCAGCAAATCCAAAACAACTGCCGCCGCACCGGGCGTTACGCTTAGAGCTTGCGCCACTGCTATAATAGAGAGCAGGTCCACCGGAATTGACACCGCGCCCGGCGTGATGCCTGATGTAATCGCGGCTCCGACAAGGGCCAGTGTATCAAGGTCAATTTCTTGTGCCGGGGCAGCAGACGCGCCGTGAAAAACCTGTGCCATAGACGGATACAATACCGGTACGTGCGCCGCTATCGTCGGCGTGTTGTATGCCGTCATATCGTAGCCGCCTACGCGGTCTTGATCTTCATCGCGTATCAATGACCAATATGCCACGAGATTGCCGGGCCGCACAAGCAACGGTGAGAATCCCGCCGCCAAACTTGCAACCTCTGCATCGGTCAGCGCAACGTCCCACGCCGCCACCTCTGCGATTGCGCCAGACATATACGCACCCGGTGATGAATCGCGCATACCGCCGATGGCAGCAATATCTATACCCGATGGTGTACAGGCTGTTGCGTCTGTGCCTTTATTTCCACCGTCTAAAAAGGCCGCCCTGCTGTTGCTTGCATACTCGACACCACAAAGGTGATGCCATTCATTAGCAGAAAACGTCGCGGTGCTTGTCGCCTCTGGCAATGCTGCCGATGAGCGTACCCAAAAGTTGCTATAAATCACCCCACCGCTCACTTTTATGCGTAGTGTAAACCAGTTATTTGGTGCGCTTGCGTCAAATAATCCAACAACACCTTGAGAGATATTCCCAGCATTTGTGTTAACCCACGCTGCAAGAGTCAAAGGCGCAGCCGTTATCGGAGTGCTGCCAACTTGTAAATATTCACTTGATGAATCATCAAAAAGCCGCGCCACTCTAGGTTTCCTTTATCTCAATCGCTACAAATTCCATATCACCACTTGCGGTGTCACTCACGGCATCTCTGGTTATTTTGAGCCTGAACGATTCGCCGACGGCTATACTATCCATTTGTGCGCCGTCCGTAAACGCGATATTGACAATATCCACCAGCCCGCTTGTGCCGGGAACCGTTGTGTTGTCAACCGATTGGGCAGCCGCAAAGCCGTCACTGTCAATGTCTTGCTGTTGATCACCTATGCGCTCAAACGCCGCGTCCCAGTCAACGTCACCCGTCGTTGCGGTACTCATTGCATAATGAATGTAGACGGTCAATCCGCCGCTTGCATAATTGCGAGGCATAATCGCGGTGAACACTGCGCTCCAATTTGTGCTATCGTCAAAGTCCAGCACCGGGTGCGCGTTGCGTGTGTCCAGCAGTGCCGGAACTGATGCGGGCGGCTCGTTATGGTTTGGTGTGAAAATCAATAATGTGTCACCATTTGCCATTATTCACGCCTCCAAGTTTTACCGCTCTTTTTCCATCCAACCTCATCAGCCAGGTGTTCCGCGTATGGTGAATCTTTTACCGCGTCACGCACTTCTTTCCAGTTGGTGAGCATAGCCCGCAGGGGGAACGCTGTTACTCGTTTCAGCCCACAGTGCAGCATCAGATTTTCAACGCCAAGAAAATCACAAATCTTTTTTGTTGGCTCCGCCGATGCAAAGTGCTTTGTTTCGCCTTCGCTGTCTGTGATTTCAGCATATCCGACCTCTAGCACATCGAGGTTTTTAATTCGTTGCCGTGTCTCATCAACTGCCCCATTCATTTTGCCGCACCACGCTATAATCTGCACTGGGTCAAGCTCGACTTTTGGCGGCTCTTGTGATTCAAAGGAATGTACCGGGAAATAGTCTTCTTTGCCGTGCCGTACTCGCTGCTGAAATAGCCAAGATACCGACTGGCGCAGCACGTTCTCACGGTATAAATGAATGATGCGGCATTTGTTTTGTATAATGAAAGGCCAGACACGACTATCAAACGCCTGCTTGTAAATCACACGGAATCCACTAGCGTGATAACCTTCCTGGTGTGTGAGTAGATAAATCAAGTCGGCAACCGGAATAAAACGCGCCCTTGTGCGCCAGATTGAGCCGTGATGTATGGTTTCGCCTCGGTCACAGTGTACTTGTGGGTGATTGCTCAAGCAGTGCGCCAAGAACGTGCCACCGGTGCGGACATTAGCCAGAATCACAAAAGGCTTGGCTATTCGTTTGGTCGGGTCGTTGTCAACCTTCGGCATTTAATTTCTCCAGCGTGATGTGTATGCTCGATTTTGCCCGATTGAGTCTTGGACCTTTGATGTACGTCCATTTGTACGGTGTGTAGAATGAATATTCCTTGCCGCGTTCTGTTTCCGGACATAGCTGGTCAAATATCTGCAAGCCTGCGGGCCAGTGGTGGGTTGGGTCGCTCCACGATACCTCATGCTTCCAATGAGGCAGCTTGACGTGTACCGTGCCGCCCGGCTTTAGTATGCGCCAGATCTCGTTCATTGAAATGAGCAGGTTATGGTCAAGGTGTTCTAGTACGCTGTCGGCCGCCACAAACCCAAACTCCTCATTTGCCCAGGGCCAGGGCAAAATGTTCAAATCCCAAACTATGTCAATTTCTGGACGGTGGTTTGTGATATCGTGGTGTATCCATTCGTGAGTGCTACTTTTATGTATGCGATTTCCGCAACCCAGATTTAGCATTTTCATATATTTCGCCTTTCATACCTCGCCACCATCGCCCACGCTTCCGGGTCGGTCAACCCTTTTCCGGTCGGCACTTGCCCCTTCCACCGCCGCGCCCGGCCTACAAAATGTAGCACCCCCGCGCTGCCTTTAATGGTGGGTGGATACTGTTGGCCTTTCAAAGTTACCAATGTATTCCACTCGTTGCCCAACCAGAACACGCGCACCGGATCGGCGTATAATGCTCGTATCAACGGCCCCTGGTCACGGCCTTTGTGTACGCACCACTGCGCATACCACCGCTCAAAAAATCGGCGGGTTGCGTCACATCTGCGAAACGCCCACGCACCGCCGTTGATTTGCAAGCTCTCTGTAGTTCCTAATTCCCTGATGGTGTTGTGGTATTCTAGCTTATTATTGCGCCGTTCATAATGTTTCATCGTGTCGTGCAAGTGTGCGTCTTTGCAGATAACAAATTCCCAACCGTCACGGACAAGTTGAAAGTAGAATTGCACATCGTCAGATACCTCAACGTCAGCATCTAAATATAGGATGTACTTCCACTTTTTAGGTGCGAGGTTGTACACTTTGAGCTTGGCAATCCGGCCGCCTATATCGGCATCGTTGGCTTTGATGTGGATATGCTCATTGCCCAGCTTGCGGTCACTCACCAACGCAACCGGAATATCTGGCATTTTATCGCGTATCGTATCAATAGCGCGTCGGGCACAGCGTCGGGCAGGCTCGCCAAATGCTACCATATAGATTCCGTGATTGCCCGGTTTCAAGTCGGGCAGGGTAGCCTCTTTGCGGTCATACAATAGATGCTCAAATGCTTGACGGTTTCCATCGGCCCAGGCTTGCACACTGTGGGGCTTTGTTGCGTCTCTCAGGGCTTGGTGGTCTACGTTTTTGTACTCTGAAAGCGCATCCTCCATAGCCCGTGCGAATGTCGAAGCATTACCGGCAACATATCGGTAGATGCCCGGCGCATCTGGCAACTGGTCGTGTATTCCAACATTAAACGGTATCACCACCGGGCAACCCGTCGCCAGCGCTTCAAGTGTGGTCATTGGGCCGCCTTCAATGGTGGCCGTACACACGTACAAATCAAGCCCTTGAAAGAATCGCGGCATATCTGACCACTTGCGCATTTTAGTCGTGCAGGGCCAGCCGCGCCCCGATGCGGTAAAATCTGCGTACTTGGAAAAGTTCTTGACAATCTGACGTGCCAGATCGCCCCCTTTCCGCCCCGTTTTGTAATGATACCCAGCGAAACCGATAAGAGGCTTGTTCCTGCTAGGGCGCCTTCCCACGGTAAAACGATCGCGTTCTAGCGGTAAAGGCGGTGTAACTGTTGAGCCGTAGCCGCTCAGAACGTCGGCATATTGTTGGCACATCGCTACCCGTAGGTCAACATCCTGCGCCACACCGCGGAATAGTTTAGCTTTTGCACTTGGCTCTTTCTCCAGGTGCGTAAAGAGTGCCGCCGTTTTGCCTTTGAATTTGCGGTGCTTGGCCCGCTCGAAATAGGCAAGCCAATAATTCAAATCTGCTGATGCTACCGGCTCACGCGACAACAACCACCCGTTGCGCTCTGCTAGGTGTCTGGCAAAACGGGGGAGAACGCGGTCGTCTTGGTAGTTTCGGCATACGATGTTTATGTTCAATTTATCAGCTTTCCCCTATTTCTGTGGTTACTTTTTCCTTTAACTCTGTGATAAATTTTTCTACCTCTGGTGGCAAGGTCAATAAATCATATAGCGACGCGAATACCCTTATGCTTTCTCGAGCAGACATAAGCGTCTCTGTTCTTTTCGCAAATCTAGCAACCGCCTCCGCTCGCACCTCTCTAAACGGACACTTGTAACACTGCGTAGTGTTTACCGTGACGTTGTTGTTGGTCACATTTCCTTGTTCTTTTTTTTCCGCAGCTCTAATTTGGCTCATCGTGACGGGTGTTCCTTTTTGAAAATTATCCATTGCTCAAAGCCTTTCCGAATCTATGTTCCACCAACGCGCCCCCGTTCCAATCTCTACCCAATAACCAAATATTCACCGGTGCGGTACAAAGTGCGCGTAACAATGCGCCCTGGTCTTGTGATTTAAACTTTAACCACTCATCGCGCCACGCCTCAAACATTGCCCGCGTCGATGGCGACTTGTTAAAAAAGAAAACCCCGGCTTGTAATTGCAAAACCTCGCTTGTGCATACCGCCTCGATGGTTTCTTGCTTGTCTTCTGGTGTACAGTGCCATAATAGCCGTGCGTGTTGGTTCTCTGACGCGGTCATTACCACGTCCCAACCTTCTTTTAGGTGTTCAAAGCCAACCGAGATGTCACCGTGTACCATTGTATCAGCGTCCATATACAAGGTGTAGTCAAATGGTGTCCACAAGTCCATTGTAACTTTTGCCCAACGTGATTTTTGCACGTTGGTCAAGCCGTCGTCAAGTCCGGCAAGCTCACCAACCAAGAATGGTTGAAAGTCGTCCATAATGAATACAGCTATCTTGGTGTGCTGCTTTAATGCGTCAATCGCTTTGGCAGCCTCACGTTTTGCAGCAGCACCAAAGGCGATAATGCACACGCCCTGTAGATTGCCCACACCACTGGTCACGCTTTCCTGCCCTTCCACGTCACCGGCAAAGCACACATGATAAGTTTGCTTTTATACAACGCTCGTATAAAGGCCAGCTTGTCATCCCCTCTTTGCCGCTCACTTTTCCATAGCTCGATAAAGGCTTGTGTCTGTGGACATCGCCGCACATATACCAGCCGGGTGTCATAGAGTGGAACGCGCAGATCGTGAATAACGTCTTGAGTGCGTGCACGTTCCTCCTCTGTTCCTACGTCCCGTGCCAGTTGTGAGTAATTCCACAAAGGCGCGGCTATCTGCCAGCCCGTTGTCAGGCGATGGAAACCTATTGGAGCCAGGTCAAGCCTGAGCGGGCAAGTATTGTCATAAAGCAAAGTCTGAGCAAACTCTAACCGAATCTCGCCGTCAACAACATCCAAACTAGAGAACCGACGGTGTACAATCTCGCGCACTGTCTCGCTTGCGCCGTTGTATACCACTATTCCACAGTTTGCAAAGTCAGTTATGGCGATGCGCAAGTCGTCACGCGGTGAAATAGCAGAGCCGTCGCCAAGCCATTGTTTAGCCAACATTTTGTTGACCTCTACCCATTCGCCTGGTTTATAGCTCGTGCTAGAGCCTGCGTCTTCAACTTGTTTCGGTGCTGTAAGTTGTACCCAAACTTTACCCATATTTAGTCTACGATCTCAGTCCAGGCCGTAACCGGAACCGGTGCGTAACGGGTGATGATGCCCCAATAAACAAGGCCATACTCAACCGCGCCACCGCCAACCGTTACCGCTGCCTGTACAAACGAGAACCCGCCGTCAACGTCCAACTCTTCGGTGCGCAGTTCGATTGCAACCAAAGAATCTGAATCGCCAGCGGCAAGCGTCAACTGAGTGATTGCTTTACCGGCAATTGCTTTCACACCAGTACCCGCAATATCAGTTGCTTGGTTGAGCAGAATGTCAAGTGTCGCGCCCTGCTGCATTTCGCCAACATTCGCCACCAACACAGCGCGGTGATAATTGCGCATATCAGCATAGGCGGTGTTATGCGCCCCGATTGCTTGTGAATCGGCGTATTCTATCAAAAGAGGGACATTGCCCTCGGTGAATCTTTCCGTATAACTTCCAGCCATTATATCCTCCTTATTAGGTGCTTGCCACAGGGTCAAGCACTACAAATGGGCTGATTTGTGTCGTTCCATCGGCCAGGGTGATGGGAGCTGACAACCAGGGTTGCCCGTCCACACGGTGAACGGCCCGCCACGCGGTCAGGTCGTAGCGGAAACGATAGTGCATTGAGCTGTCAATCGTGGTCATTTGACGGTCGCCAATCAGATAGAAGCGCCAGTCGGCCAGCAGGATGTCGCCACGAACGCCCAGCACGGGGAGCTTTTCAGTCCACTGTACCGGGAATCCAAACAATTGCATCGGCAAGCCCTCGCGGGCATTATCAATGAAAATGTACGACGGGTTTACAGCCGGGCCAGCCAGCCCAAGAATTTGGGTCATTGCTCCCCGGTTGATATGCCACATCGGTTGCTCACCGTGATGCGATTGGAGCATCCCGAACAGGTCGTTGATGCCGATTGCTCCAGCGGCAGCACGAGGCCACGCCACAGTGCCGCCGTGATTGATTACGCCGTTTGGCTGTCCTGCGCCAGAACCACGCAAAAACGTCCATTCCTCTTCCCACTCAATAGCGCCACCCCAGCCCATTGGGCCGGACAATACCGCTACCAAACCAACCGCGTCATCGGCCAGCAGTTCATCAGATGCCTCGGTGTAGCAAACCAACTTGTGCGCTACAAGGTCAATCTGCCGAAATTCTGGCTGTGTTTCGTCTTTCTGCTTTGCCTCTTCCGTCCAGGTTGCCACAATGCCGCCGTGCATACGGGTTTGGTTGGCTGTGGTGCCAGTCTGGTCAAGGGTCGGCACTATAATCTGCCGCCCTCGCATTGGAATAACGGTCGCTCGCTGCCGGATCGGGTTTTGTTCGTAGGCCACGCTCAAAAGTTCAGTTCTGAACTCAGGCGGAACCAAAAAGCCACCGGATGCGCCGACACTCTCAACGAGGTCTTTGCGCCCTCTTGCTTTACGCGCTACCCACTCGTTTTGCACCCCAGCCTCGTCATGGTCTTTGAACTCTTTGCGTTCTGCAAAATACGGGTGAACGTTTTTCGTGCGTGGCATATAGGCCCGGTAGTTCTCTACCAGATAGTGGCCCAGGCTGCGAAACTTGGCAGCAGTGCGCTGTGTTGATTTTCCATCTGGCGGTGTAAAAGTCTCAGCCAGTGCCTTTTCCATATCACGCAACTTTGCCGATTCGCCGCGCAGCCGCATGCCTTCGTGCAGCAAGCCGTCACGCTTCTCTGCGTCCTGAGCGTCAACGTCAGGGTTGTAGTGAATGTCTTTAGCTTCTTGGATAAGGGCTGTCCCTGCGTCAAAAAGCTCCTGTGCTGTTTTCATTCTATTGTACCTCCTCAAAAGGTGTATTTAAAAGTGTGTCAAAATCTATATCAACCAACGGCGAATCATTTACGGTGGGTGGGGTATCCCCCGGCCCGGCCTTTTGCTCGTGTTGGGTGGTTTCTT